AGAGAAGAAGACAGGCTCATAGAAAATATCTCTACGAGGTCTATCTACGCGCCAACCAGCACCTTCTGGGAAAGAAGGCGGAACTTGATGTATCTTTTCCGTAACACGAAGGATTTCTCCTTCAAGGAAAGTCAACGTCTGTGCTATTTCGCACTCGTCCCATCTTTCTCGTAAACCATTGGACAGCTTATAGATAAAACTAATGAACCGTCCTGCAGTGTACAGTTTAGATTCGCCCTCAAAACAATAAGGACGAACGTCAACGCCACGATAGCAATCGCTACCACAGCTTTCCCTGTAATAATCTCTCGCATATGTCTTGTCCTCGTTTAAAATGAGATGCAAAGCAGGAAAAACATGCTTTACATATCGGTGTATTTCATGGGAATAGATAAGATCATCCCCATATACCGAAACAAAACATTTGCTTCTCTTCATTACAAAATCTCCTATAGCAGTTAACAAGCTATAGAATACAAGAGTTTGTAGTGGAAAGGTATGTCCATCACCCATGGTTGCAACGGATTGTAATCCGTACAGTTTACCATCCAATAATACAGATGGCGAAATGCCGAGCATTACTACTCGGTACCATTTTGCAGGCAATAAACGCCTTAACAGCTCTCGTGTTAACGAATCGCTTGCAGCGGATAAATCTGCTGTTACAAGTTTCCTCGTTAGAGAGTTAAGCTTCACCAGTTTCCTGTGTTTTCTTTGCAGGTTTCTGATATTCAGCTTCACTTTAAGCAATCGTTTTTGTATAACGCGACCTAATCCGTAAGTATAGAAACTACCGATTAGTGTCGGAGGCTTTACTGTCCTCAAAGCTTTGTAACTCTTAGGAACCTTGGACATTGTTAAGGTTTCACACACTTCATAAGGGGCGTCCTTATTAGGGACACACGCGCCTATGACGTCAGTCAATGTTTTGTCTGACTCTAGGTATTTCTTAAACCATAGAATGTGATCTTTTGAACCCGTTAGCTCTTGACCCAATTTGATGTCTAAATACGACCTCGAATAAGGCACATTAGCGCAGGAACGCTTTCCGAAGCGACATGAAGCATAGTGTTCTTCTAAGTCGTAATCGCCAAGAATGTCGGCAATTATGACACGAGCCCTGCGTAACACCATATCTACAATTGGTGTAATTTGCAAAGGCGTGGCGATTCTCTCTTGCGTTGCAACAAATTTCTCTGTTGTTATTTGCTCGAGTTCCTCGTCACTAAACACATCATCTTCAAATCTATAACGCTTGTACAGGTGCTCCAGTTGTGCATCCATTTTATGTATATATGGTGCTACTGTAGCCCGTGTTGGCCATACAAATCCACGGTAATCCTTGATACCAGTCCTCAGTGCTTGTTCTGCACCGGCTGCGTACTCATGGCCTACTACGTTACGAAAATCCTTAACTAGATGCAACCAGAGTTTACTCATAGTTGCATCGGTACTGTACTTCTTTGCTTCCATGGGGGTCTCCAATGGTAGAATTTTTCAACTAAGCGAGACTTCCAACTGACCAGAAATTGGTAAAATCGGTGTCACAGAGCAGTTGTGCTGCGATCATGTTAAGATCGAGCGCTTCCGCTGCAGTGGACTCGGGATGAACTTCTCGTTCTATCCGAATCAAATTAAATACCGTGTTACCATTGGCCAAAATTTTCGGCGCCACAAAGCTAATACTCTTCTTGTCCTTGGAATAAGTTCCATCAGCGAGAAGCGTTGGTACCTTGTTTTTGATGGTTGCATTGCGGCGAATACGGTAATCAGTTTGCGCAACATCGGCAATATGAATTCCGTTTGCTACAGTTGTCCCATCAGGATTGAAGGTCACATCGGATCCTCCGGTTGGCGTCATAGCGGTTG